GGTGGAGACGGATCTATGCCTGCTGTCAGATGGTATCAGCCAGTAGCAAATGCTAACGGACTGAACCAGATCGTAGAGATATTCCGTCGGTTCGCTGACGAAACCACGTCGCTTCCAAGCTACACACATGGTGAGCAGACTCAGGGTCTTAACAAAACAGCTACCGGTATGTCGATGCTTATGGGTGCGGCAAACATCGCACTAAAGAGCACGATCAAAAACATTGATGACTTCTTGATTGAGCCAATGATCGAGAGCTTGTTCCACTTCAACATGGAGTTCGGAACTAACGAGAAGTCAAAAGGTGACCTGCGAATTGTTGCACGGGGCAGCACGTCTCTTGTTCAGAAAGAGATCCAAAGCCAGAGATTGCTTCAGTTCCTATCCATTGTTGGTGAAGACCAGAGCGGTGTTATTAAGCGCACACAGCTGCTTAGAGACATTGCATCAAGTATGGATATTGAACCCGACGATATTATAAAGACTGAGGAGCAAGTAGCTCTTGAACAGCAACAATTACAGCAGCAACAACAGCAATTACAGCAAGCTCAAATGCAACAAGGAGCAGGCGCAGGCGGTCCTCCGCCTCAGGGCGATGCCGGAATGGCAGCTCCTTTCTGACTTAATTGAAGCCAGATTCGACAGCGCTCAGGCGTTGTTAGAAAAAGCAGATGAGACAAATTTTAGGTTCGAGCAGGGCAGGCTATTAGAGCTTCGCTTCATGCTTGACCTTGAAGACGCGGCAAAAGCCGTTCTAGACAAAGCGCGGACCCCTAAAAGGACATCCGCAATAGACTAACGAATATCCCAATGTGGGACTCGAAGGAAATAACAATGTCAAAGAGAAATGACCCAGCGCGACTGGAAGCTGAAGCACGAGAACTGTACGAGCAAATGACTAAAGGTAAGACTGAGAACCCAGAGGCGGATCAACCTCTAGAGGATACCCCAGAAGAACCCGAAGAGTTGCAAGTAGAAGCCCCCGATCCCACGGATATGGCTGAAGTTCAGGCGGATGAGGACACAGATGAAGAGTCGGTACGCAGCGATGACTCTGACCTGAAGTTGGCTTTGCAAAAAGCCGAGAAAGCTATGAAGGGCGCACAGGCGAGAATGACCAAAGCAACGCAGGAAACTGCTGACTTGAAGCGGCAAAATGCCGACCTGATCAGAAGTATTACTGAGTTGAAAGGTCAACTTGTGGAGTCTTCGAAAGACGAAAGTAAGCTGGCTCAGATAAGGGAAGATTACCCCGATCTAGCTGGACCTTTACTTGACGAGTTGAAGAGAACACAGGATGAAGTTGGCGCAGCCAAAGAGGCTTTAGCCGAGCAAGAACAGAGTAAATATCAGGAGATTCAAGCGCAGGCGCAAGCCGAGCACTTTGAGCGGATTCGAGCGGTACACCCTGATGTCGATCAACTTGTTGATACGGCGGACTGGTTGAACTGGTTAGAGGAAGCAGATTCTCAAACGAAGACTTGGATACAAGAAGGGTCTTCTAATGATGTGAACACTGTCCTTACTAGGTTTAAGGTTGCTATGGGCGAACCAGCTCCAACGCTGCAAGAGCAGACTTTAGAGCGAGCAAAATCGGTTGCAGAACCGAAGATGCCCAAGGCTCGAAAGTCTAATTTAAAAGGCGATAAGAAATACTGGACTGTCGATGAGATTATGAGGATGCCAAACAAAACGTTTGAAAAGCATCAAACAGAAATACTCAAGGCAATGGAAAGTGGATCGATACGCCGCTAATCTCTTGTGAGGTAATAAAATGTCTTTTTCACAATTTTCAACGGGTGCTACATCAGAAGCTAACTTTATCCCAGAGGTGTTTTCCAAACTCCTTCAGGCTAAGTTTTACAGCAAGTCAATCTTGCCCGAAATCAGCAACACCGACTACGAGGGTGAAATCTCCGGTCAAGGCGACAAGGTTATTATCCGTACAGTTCCGGCTGTAACGATCAATGACTACACGGGTAGTATCACTACTCAAGAGCTTACTACTGCTAAAATCGAGATGCTTATCGATAAAGCTAAGTACTACAGCTTTAAAGTAGACGACGTGCTGGCAGCACAGGCTGACATCAACATGCTTGACGGCGCATCTACTGATGCCTCTGAAGGTATGCGTATTGCTGTTGAAACCGAAGTTCTTGCTGGCGCTGTAACTGGTGCTACTACTATCGGCGCACAGACTGATGTAACTACCGCCAACATCCTCGAAAACATCTTGACCATGTCTAAGCAGTTAGATGAGCTGAACATCCCTGAAGAAGGTCGCTACATCGTCCTATCTCCAGAGTACATCTCTATGCTTAAGCAGTCAGAGCTGCGTCAGGCTTACCTGACTGGCGATGCTACTTCACCTCTCCGTAACGGTTTGGTTGGCATGATTGACCGTTTCAAGGTTTTCCAAAGCAATATGGTTTACAAGCCAGCATCTGGCGACGACGCGGGTTTCACTCACGTTCTTGCCGGTCACCCAAAAGCGTTGTCCTTCGCGTCACAGTTCACCAACACTGAAACTGTTCGCATGGAAAGCACTTTCGGCGATCAAGTACGTGGTCTGAAAGTTTACGGCTCTAAGGTCGTTACTCCAGACGCACTTGTAGTTGGTAAGTGGAACTAAGTTAGTTCTTTAAATAGGGGGCAATACTTGGAATTAAAAAACAAGTATTGCTCTCCTGTTTTTTAGAGAGACTCTTATGACTAAGAAATCTAACACGAAGAAAGACGATGTATTCATTCAAGCCAAAGAAGAATTTGGCGTGAAGCTGGATAGGCGGTTGACGCTCGCGCAGCTCGAAGAGCAGGTGCAGCAATTAGCCAAGAATAAAGCTAATCCCCAGCCAGTCCAGAAACAACTCGTCCCAAAGCGGGTTAAAAATGTGATTACCGGAAATGAGTTCGAGTACAACCCGATCTTCAAGAATAACCCCGATTTACAAATAATTGAGTGGGAGACAGACAATGGCGACAACTAAAGTAGTAGATGTTTTAGATCGGGCTGGGATTATTCTTCAGGATAATACGAACGTCCGGTTTCCAAAAGAAGAGCTTTTAAAGTTTTTTAACGACGCACAGAAAGAAGTTGTGCTGCATAGACCAGACGCAAAGATGGTTAACACTAACTATGATTGCATTGATGGTAGTAAGCAGACACTTCCGAGCGCGGCGTTACGATTGATTGAAGTAGTGCGAAACGTGGGCGGTAGAGCCGTTACCCAAGTGCAGAAGCGCATCCTAGATGAGACGCTTCCGAACTGGCATGAGACCGTAGCTTCAACTAACAAGATCGAGCATTTCATTTATGATCCTGCTGATCCTAAGAATTTTTACGTATACCCCAAAGGTGATAGCGGTACGCATTCTCTAGAGATTGTTTACAGCTCATCACCTCCAGAGATCTCGGTATCCAACTTTGCAACAGACGTTCAAGTAATTAGCCTTGATGATGTTTATGCGAATTGCATACTGGACTATGTACTGTATCGCTCATATCAGAAAGATTCTGAGTTTGCCGGTAACGCGCAGAGAGCAATGATGCACTACCAAAGCTTCGCTAACGCGCTGGGTGTAAAGACTCAAGCTGATGGCGCAACTACTCCAGTACCTGCCTCGGCTGGTGCGGGCGGTGTTGGTTAATGAAATATTCTGATCTGAATCTGTATGTTCGACCCGAAGTACAGGGCGCACCCGACTTTATAATTGAGCGGGCAATACGCGATTCTGCAATAGACTTTTGCAGCAGGTCAGATATCTACATGCCTGAGCCTGAGTTCATGGCGGTGATTAGTGGTGTTAACGAGTACGCGGTATCTCTACCGTCCGGCACTGAGTTAAACCACATTATCGACATATTCGAGAACACTACTCCGCTTAAGCCTGTTAGTTACAGTGAGCTGTTACAGAGGCTTGGGGATGAAGGCACGAAGGGTACTCCACGGTACTATGCCCAGCGTGACAACACCGACTTTTACTTAGCGCCTATTCCCGCAGCAGCGGCTAGGATTCGAGTGATGTACTCAGTC